AATTCATTTTCCATTAACTCTTCTGGTATGGCTCCACAATTAACAGGGATAAAGGGTTTACCAGCTCTTGGGCTAAGGTAATGAACTGCACGGGCAAACAGCTCCTTTCCTGTTCCTGTTTCTCCAGAGATCATAACTTTAGCATCACACTTAGCTATAATGGGAATCTTTTTTATCTCGGCAACGAAGGCGGGACTAGCCCCAACTATTTGTTTCAATCCAAGCTTTTCTTTAAGATATTGGACTTGATTATCTCTTTTGAGAGTTTGCTCTAACAATCGCCATACCCTTGGCAATATATCAAATGATTTAAGTGGAGCAGTAATAAAATCGTTTAAACCTAACTTCAGCAATTCAAGCATTTCATTTGGGCAAAAATCATCAACTACTAACAGAATCGGGGTCTGTGGAATTTCTTTTCTTATAAATTGAATCGTCAATTTGACTCGCTTAATTAAGTTATTTTCAATGGAGATAAAAATGATATCCGAATTGTGGTTTAAAATAGTAGAGCAAGTATCACGGTAGTTAAGATCCAAATCGGATACACTTGAGTTATGCTTAGTATAATGTATAGATGTGCTTGATGAAGACCCAAGAATCTCTTTGAGTTTAATAGACAAGTTACTTGATTGGTTAAAATCGAGGATTAGAATTCTTGCCAGTTTTACCATCCACTTACCTCGATAAATGGTAGTGTTGTAAGCATAGTCATTACCTCCTTTTTATTTGATTAAAAAACTTCTCTCTTATACTTTTTAAAACATATATCCAGTAAAAATTAGAGGGGATAAAAGATTAAAAATATACGAATTGGAATAAACTTCCTTCGTTCTAGTAGGCAAATAATTATTTTGCCTGCAAAAAAAAGCTACCCCATTTGATGCTGCATCCTCCATGTTCTAAATCCAAACACCAATGCAAGAGATAATTATAGTTTATTTCTATAACAAAAGTCTGTAGGACAAACTCTCTTTTTTGTGTAGGATAATTCCTGCATTTTTGTAAGGATATTCCTATATGGGTTGCAGGGAAAAGCATGGATAGAACATTATATAGTTTAAGATGTAATATCAGTCCACACAACAAATCAGGGGTTAGTTTCAAGTATTTTACTAGCTTAATTCTACTAGCTTCTTAATGGGGAGCAGTATAGCACTTCAATATAGCGGAGCGCCTAGATAGAGTAAATTTGAGAGTTATAATTGACGTCAAAACAAGGCATGACCCCATGACAGAATTGTCATAGGGGGGGGTCTTGTAAGTGCCTGTAATTATTAGATATGTTGTTTCGGATAGTATGTGTAAATTATGTGTAAATAACAATATGCAATAAATATAGTAAGTTAGCAGAGTTTGCGAGACCATCTATGTACTTTACTAACAAAAGTACTTAATGATAGATAGCCAGACTATAAATCCCCATTGCGAAGAAGATAATTTTGCTATTAAAATAAACCGAGCTTGACAAAAGGGGAGCATAAAGCCTACTTAACTAGCTGTCTATATTGGATGTTTTAGTGAACAATGACCTCTCTAGTAGACATCAAACAGGTTCTAACCTCGGCCAGCCAAGGACCCGCTTCATATCAGTTACTTCGAATATATTATTTCGAGATGCGTAAACGATAAACTCCTTAATGATTAACTCTTGGGAAATGTTGCCTATATCATCTTTTGTTCCCTCCCAGATTATTTTTTCTCTATCTCCATCTAAGTCGCTTTCTTCAAGTACTATCAACCTTATTTTAAAGGGATCATGTTCGGAAATTACGCTAAAATCATATTGATCTCCATTACCGGCATCAACGAAACTTAACATAATTTGTATCATACTGCAGCCCTTATAAGTAAAAGCGGCCTCTTTATCATTTTTAGACAATACATCTTTTATTTCGTTAAATGATTCTGTTACAACTCCGAACATTAGTTCATCAGCAATCTTGCTATTTTCTGAATATAATTCATCAATTGAATCTCCACCTTTCATAGTTTTCTCAAGCATAGATTCTAAATCTTTACGCATTGTAACTACCTCCTTAAATTGTTTATTTTTCTGTTAAATCCTATTTCCTGTATTATTGTTGAACTGCCCTGAGACTTTATAAATCGTCATAAATGCTTCTTTCTTTATTATTATCTTCAGGGACTATATTGAAGCACCGAGCTCCCTCTCCTTAGCTCTTTTCAACTATTTTACTAGGTTCTTAATTTAGACAAATTGTAATCCTCCCCCGTCTTCATACTGTGATCTACCAGATTCTCCATCATCCGCTAAAGCCCTGTTCATTGCAGTAATTAAGGCTACAACTCCATCAATTTTATTTTCAACTACTTCTTTTCTTGGATAAATATTATCTTTATTATCCATATGGCAGACTACGTTTGACATCATCCAATTAAGTACAGGGTCATTACAATGCTGAAGATTGTTCGCTATTACATTCGCCTCGATCATCTTCATAGGGTCTGAGAAATTAGGTACGTTTGGTCTTACCTCTATCATCGGAGCACCTTCCTCTAATAAGTTCCCTGCCATCTGAGTCGCCTGCCAAGGGTCGTATCCAATAGCTCTAATGTTATTGAAGCGTTCCATATCTTCCCTGAGCTCATCCTCGATCTGATTTAAGTCGATCATACTTCCTTCTGTAAGTGTAATCCATCCTTCTTTAGCCCATCCAGAGAAGTGAGCCGATTTCGCGTGAGCCTGAGATTCAACATTTTCTCTGGGCATATAGTGTTTAGTGAATACAGAATAATGGCTGTCTCTTTTAAATAAATAAACCTTACTGGCTACATCAACTTTACTTGCAAGGTCAACACCTATGTATAAATCATCCGAGGTGAAGTCCTCTATGTTCAGACGGTCATTTGAGCATGATTCCCATTTAGACATATTCATCCAAGCCGCTCCTGCGTTGACCCATACATTCAGTCGCTTGGTTAGAAAGTTATTCTGAGCAGATGGAGTTGAAAGGGCTTTTTTAAATAAGCGTTCCATATCATCGCGGTAAATACTTATCCCATAATTAGGATTAGCCTTCTCCCAACTTGCAGGGTCTTCCCAATCATCATTTTTATCTAGCGTATATATAATTCCAAAATAGGTTTCATCAATTTCTGATTTATCAAGAAGCTTTATTACATAACTTCTCTGCTCATAACATATCCCGGCTCTATTGCTCCCGGCTGTGGTTATAATCCAGATAAGAGGCTGAGAACGTGAGCCAGTTGAGGTTTCCATTACATCAAAGACTGTTCTGGTTTTGTGTGCGTGCAATTCATCTATTATTGCACAATGGATATTTAATCCATCTAAGCTGTTTCCTTCTGCAGAGAGGGGTTCAAACTTGGAAGCTGTGGAGATCATATTAATATTATGAGCTAATACGTGAACGCCATAATGCTTCCTGAACTTAGGATTCTTCTCGGCCATATTCTTGGCATCAGTAAAAACTATCTTAGCCTGATCTCTTGTTGTGGCCGCAGAGTAAACCTCTGCTCCTTGCTCACCATCCTCTGTTAGCATAAACAAGCCTACAGGGGCGGAGAAGGTTGTCTTGCCATTCTTTCTAGGTACCTCGATGTAAACTGTCTTAAATCTTCTATCTCCATCCTCATTAACCCATCCGAAAACAGTTGTCAGAATAAATATTTGCCAATCAGATAAAACTAGTTTCTGTTTCTTCTTAGCCCATATCCCTTTTATATGAGGCTGAGTTTCTATGAACTCGCATATTGTTTCGGCTTTCTTTTTGTCAAATGTATAGTTCCAATCCTTGCGTTCTAAATCCGATAGCTGTCTTTGGCAGGCTTGCTTTACATATTCGCAGGCGTTTATCTCATCGCTGACAACTGCCTTGGCATAGTGCAGGGCTTTATTTATGTGTGGATAGTTTGGCATATGGGTTATCTTCTTCTGTGTTATTATCCTCTTGTAATATATTCAGGCTCGCCCTTGCTGACGGTTCTAGTCCGAATCTCGCTAAAAGGGTTATTACCAACTTCTTTGCATCAATCATAATATTTACAGTCGGGCTCTTTTTCAGTATAGGGTTTCCATCCCTGTCTTTATAAGAAACCATTCTTGGCTTTTTCTTGTAATCCTCTAATACTTCATAATAATCTGCTAAGGACTGAGCTAATATTTCAACCGCTATAACATCTGACTCAGCCAGTACATTCATATCATTTAGGATTTTACATAGCCTATCAAACTGTTTCTTTTCTTTACTATTCAATAGACCTCTAGCTGAAGTCGGGATTCCAGCTTTAGGCTTCGGTTGTAATTTGTTTTCCCTATCCGCTCGGAATGTTCCCTGCACTAGCTTTAGGACATCGGGTTTTCTTTTTCTTCCTATGATATTTCTCCTATAATTGATTTTTTTATTTTTACTAGCAAACTTATAATTTTGACATTGAAAAAAATTTGCCTCTGAGCCGTATCTTTAAAAGAAAGATTTTTACAAATTTAGTCCCCCCTACCCCACTGTAAACATTAAATATTTTACGGTTGCTATCCTTCAACATGCTTCTCAACCTTCCACCCTTTTTTATAGAATCCTCAACAACTTCCGATTTTATATTTTATGTTAGTTCTCTGGTATCAGCCATTATCTATTTTCTCCTGAGGCTCGCTTGCCGTTTGAAAATTTCGTAAAGTGCATACGATTCTCATATTAGTTCACACCCTTGTAAGCTGCTGTAACTAAACATAAATTTGCGGTCTGGCATGAGGCCGCTTGCCACTGTTCGGCAAAACTGATTGTAATTGTAGTCATTATCGCCTTGGCTTGAGGACTCGAATCCGGGTCGTAATTCTTTGAGGGCTTCCCCAAGGTCAATTTCCCCGCTTGTTAATTCATTCAAAGCTACTGAAGCTATAAAAGTTGATAAATTTCGACAACCTTTTTTTCTAATTCTAGTTTTAAAGTTGTTAATAAGCTCTGTGAGTGAGAGAGAATAATGTTTAAAGGCTTTATATCTTATCTTTCTATGCACTTTACGAATTATGGGGGCACTAAAACTCGAGAAAGAAGGCTTGAACTTATAAATGGTCGAGCGATCTGGGCCACCTTGTCCGGTTTTTTCTCTATCCAGAAGGTTCCTACCATAAGCTCGTTTTAAGAGAAGTTTTAATGTCCTAAGTGGTATTCCAGTTAACTTAGCAAGTTCTTCTTGTTTACCTTTCCATAACGGATTATTTCGGTAGAAAATTAATAAGCGTTCCCAAGAGCGAGTGAGCCTTATCCAACCCTTATCAATATATCCTGCTACCTTTAAAGTGTTTGAAAGTGTTTTCAGATCCGTTAATTCGCCGTGTTGATGAGTAACGACAATCGGCAAGTCTTTATACTTCGTGTTCCGAATATTTACGCCAAATTCATTCCTCAGAAGTCTTGTTATATCTAATAGTGGTTTAGAGTCAACACCGAAGTCGGCAAATGCCTTGGCTAGGGCTTTCTGTATGTTCTGCCACCATTTCAAGGTTTTGCCAGTAGGTTTAATAGGCGACCAAAAATACCATTTGAGTTGGAATTTCCCTGGACTAGATTCAATAATTGTAGGTTTGGGTAGTTTTAATTCAGTTAGACGTTTCTTAATAGCTTTAAGCTCATTAATGCCATCCAAATCAAGAGAACTACAAAGAATATAGGCAACATTTTCTTTATTGCGGCCATCAGGGCACTTCTTAAATACAGACACACATAGATATTCTGTTTCTTCAAATATATTAAAATGCTCAAGCTCGTTATAGTCCCATCCTATACCTGACTTTGTAAAGTAGTGCCGCGGCGGAATACTGCCTTGGGGAATATCAGCAAAACAGAACCGGGGAACGTAGCCATCGTGGAAGTTAAAATTTAAGTGTTGACAAGGGGCTTGCCCTTGCTCATTCTTAATATTTATATGTACGTACCGGGACGGGGCCGACTAGTTACAGCTAGTCGATAACGCCCCGTCCTATTTCCTTTTTGAAATTTTTATTTCTAACTTATCTAGAAGTTCACGCCCTCCTCCCTTGTATTACATCAAAGTCGCGAGGCTTTAATTTTTGAGGACCGGAAGATTTCTTTTTATTTGGTTTGGACAAATGTACAGGTACACCACTTAATAAATTCTCAAAGTATCTTTCTTTAACCCAAAGGACCCTTCCCCGATCTTTAATCCGAGCAGGATGATTTTTCATCTTCTGAAGAGTGCGGACAGACTTCCTAACGCCGGGGCAATTAGAAAACTCTTTATCGCCCTCAAAAAACGTGTAGAGCTGTCCATGTATATATTCTTTAAACATTATTGTTGAAATAAAGTCCTTTCCCCATACCTAACGTCTCTCTTAGGTCTAGGGAGTTGGTACCACATGCGTTTTTATCTACGAAGTAAACATCTCGCCTATGGTCTACTGCTGAGATTTCTTTGCTCATTTAACCCTCCAGACAATTTTCCCTTCTGATGTAGTTTGTTTTGTAACTTCATACCCCAATCTTCTCATTGCTCGATAAAGAGCCATATATTGATTTTCGTCTTTTACTAGGACATGGTTTCCAAGCTCCATCCCAGCTGCAATCCTTACCCATTCGCCATGCTTTTTTCTTAAAGGTGGAGCTGGAATATCGTCTCTAACCTGATAATAAGTTTCTTCTTTCATAAGCCCTTCCTTGAATCCTTAAAATTTGTTATTATTATTACTACATAAAATAAACATAAACGACCGTATTGTCGCTTCATGTTAGTATTATACAACATTATTGTCGTTTATCAACAGGTTGTTATTGATATTGTCGAATAATAACGATATAATAGATAATATGATCCTTGGCTATAGGATAGAAAAACTGCGTAAAGCACTGAAATTAACGCAAAAAGAGTTCGGAAAACAGATAGCTAAAGGAGAAGTCACTATTCGAAACTGGGAAAAGGACAATACTACGCCACCTAAAGGAATAGAATACGTATTGTCATCAATGTTTGGTGCAAGCCTTGCATGGCTTCGGACTGGCAAAGGTAAAATGTTTGATGTTGTTCCAGTTCACTCAGCTACGCACGGAGCGAATGTAGTAAATGTGAAAATCTGGCAACGTTTAGACGATTTTTCACAAATTCCAGACGAAGAAATAGAACCACAAACTATCATTCAATTACCTGAAGAACTTGTAGGCGACTGGCGTGATGGAATGGAAGTAATTGACGATAGTATGCGTCCTACGCTTATTGAGGGTGATTATGTGGGATTTGACCGCACAGACAAAAACTTCCGGGAAGGAGAGTTGTTCGTTATTTTTTCACCATACCAAGTGTATCAAGTTAAACGCCTTGAGGAAGTTAGATCACCAGGAGGGATACGCATAAGGTCAGATAACCCCTTTTATCCTGACGAAGTTATTGCCCATGATTTAATACAGCACGATCTAAAAATTATTGGTCGTGTAGCTTGGATGTTCGGCACAAGAAAGAAACATGACAAAACATGACGCTGGATACATCAGGATACAAATAAAAGGTGAGTTAGATATGCCATATCGCTTGAAACAATTTTATAAGGAGGTCTTAAAATGGGAATTTCAGATTTAACTAATATAAAAGGTATCATCGAACTTATAGCGAAGGGTTCAAATTTAAAAGCCGAGGAAGAACTTATGAAGTATAGAGAGCTTATACTTGAGCTAACTGATGAAAACATGCAACTCAAGCAGAAAATAAGTGAGCTAGAAGAAAAATTAAACCTCAAGGAAAATATTGAAAAATCTGATAAAGGATTATTTGTGAAGAAGCACGATGGAACTAAAGATGGTCCATACTGCGTTAGATGCCATGAAGTAGAAGAGAAGTTAATCTCACTCCACAAAATAAAAGATGGGCTTAAACATCATTTTGAATGCCCTGAATGCAAGAATATATATGATAAGGATGACAACAGGTTTACACTGGAGGGTTGAATAGGAGCATGGGCGTATTCAAAAGACCAAGAAAACCAAAGAAGGGAGAACATCAATACTGGTGGACTCGATTTCAATATAAAGGCAAAGAATACCGTGATACCACCGGATTCAGAGTAGGAGAAATTACTAAAGATCAGGCCCGTGTAATTCTAAAAAAGCGCCAAGAAGAAATAAAGTCTGGCAAAAGAACAATAGCCGCGCCGGACCAAGAATACGAAACCCCAGACTCTACAACTCTATATGATATGTCTGTAGAGTATGTGAAACAAAAGAAAGGTGAAGGAAAGAAATCTTGGAATAGAGATGTCTATTCTATAAACAATCTGATTGATTTCTTTGGATCTGACATTGAATTAAATTCAATTGATGCAAAGAAAGTTGGTCAATATAAATCTCATAGACTTAAAACTAGAAAGCCTGAAACTGTAAATCACGAGCTCATATGCTTAGGCGCAATAATAAACATGGCTAAAGATTGGGCAATCTATAGTGGTAAGAATCCTGTATATGTTTCAGGGCTTGTGAAATTCAATCGAGAGAAAAGAAGGATACTAACTCCAGAGGAAGATGAACAATTACTCAACGCAGCTTCTGAGCATTTTGGTTACATCATAATTGGAGCACTCAATACTGCTATGCGCCGGACCGAAATAGCAAATGCAAAAATAGAGAATGTAAATTTGAATCAGGAATATATTTTTGTGCCGGCTTCCAAAACAATAGATCCTAGAGAAGTACCGCTTAACGCTATCATGATGAAATTAATCCCAAAACTGATTGAAAGAAGTAAGGATGATTATCTGTTTACAAATAGAGCCGGTTATAAATATGAAGAAGAAAACTCATTGGGTTTAATTTTCAGAAGGCTATGTAAAAAAATTAATCTACAAGGTGTTTCTTTTCATAGCTTGAGACATACATCTGCAACAAGAATGCTTGAAGGTAAAGAAGATAAAAACGGGAATAAGGTTAGAGCAAACCTAGTTGATGTTCAGTTAATATTAGGACA